TTTCAAGTAATGTTTGGTCTGCAAGTAAACCGCCAGATTCTTTAGCAAATCTACCAGCAGTTCTAAATTGTTGTGCTTGCATTTTGGCAGCAGATTTATCATATAAACCTTGCCTAATTGCACTTAAATACATTGCACTTGCATCTTCAAATCCCATTACTTTAGCGTTAAGTGCGTTGTAATCTAAAAGAGTTAAATCAAACATTGCCTCATCAACATTAGATTGTTGTAAACCAGCAATCGATCCACTTCCAAGGCTTACTCCATTAGCAGCTGCTCTTGCTCTAATTGCAGCATTGCTTGCCCTCATATTTTTTAAAACACGATTGCCTTGAATCATATAATTTCTTGCTTGAATTTTAGATTGTATTAAACGTCTACCAGCTTGAATCGTTCCAATTTTTTCTGTTTGCTCTGATCTAATATCTGCAAGTGCTAAAGTGTCAATTGCTTTTAATTCATACAACCCAGATTGATATATACCAGCAGCTTTTTGTGATCCAGCAGCTGCAATTCCACTACCTAATTGTAAAAATGGTGAGGCTGCACCAGCCACTTGTCCAACTGTGTTAAATATCTGATCTAAAGTAGCCATTTATGTTCCTTGATTGACCGCAACTTTGTATTCCAAACCTAGCAAAGTCATTTTTAGTGGAAGGTCTTGAGTGACTGTAACCTTGGCATCCCTGGAATAACCTAAAATTCCATCTACTCTTTTTGTGCCAGTAAATGTTGGTACAGCCAAATCAAAAAGTGGATTATCTAATTGTCTAAATGAAATTGTTTGATTGTTAATTTTTAAATGCTGAGTATTATCTACAATCGCATTTACTTGTAACACTCGTTTTTTATAGCCAGTTCGAGTACCAGTTGTTAATTTGATTTCTACTGGCATGGTACTAATCTTTGGAGTAAATGCTAAACCTACTTCATATCTACCAGTAGATGCTCTGTCAAAAGTTACTGACCCACCCACAACAGTTTCATTACTTTGCGGAATACCATCTGTAATAACATTTACTGTTTCAGCGGTATGCGGTAATCCAGTTACACTCGCAGTTGCAGCAGACGCCATAAATGAACAATCAGTAAATGAATTGTCATTAAACTCTTCAATAAAAAATTTATTAGTAGAATTAAATGTTCTTTTGGTTGCAACATAAATATCTTGCACATCACAGTTGACATCTAAAAATTCACCATTCGTTTCATAGTGACTTGGAGCAACTACATTTTGACTACGCATTATAGAAAAGACTGCAAGTGATCCATCTTCTTCATTACTAATTAAAAGTAAATCACCCTCATCAGTTGATGTTGCTCGTCTTAATGCCATTCTTTTTGGACTCTTTAATAAATGGCCAGAAAGTAAACTAACTTTTGAAGTTATATAGGTTAGTTGCTGGTCACTAAATAAAAACTCATTTAAACTTTTACCTTGTCTTTGAACAAATACAGTTCCAGATTCTAAAGGTATTGCTTTTGTTCCAGGTTTACTTCCATGCCTTGAAACATTTTTAAAAATCATAGTGAGTGGGGTGATCGGATTAGTGGATGATTGAGGAACAAAATGTTCACCACCAGTTGTAAATATTTGCAGATCACGCCCAGACATAATATCAACAATAGAATTTAATTGGTTTGTATCTAATGTTGCCTCAACTGCATCATCATCTAATAATTCAGTTGGTTTGAAATCAAAGAACAATCCTACCTTTGATCCCCAAATTGTTGACGGCCTAGATTTACTTCCACCAAAATATAATCTGCCTTCGTGAAAAATTACTGACTTTGGAAACCCTCTTGATACAGACCAAACATTTTCATATCCTTGTTCTAAATCCCAATTGCCAGCTGTAATAGTTGACGTATCAAAGAATGGATATTCAGTTACTGCTTTTACTTCCTTGGCAGAAACAAATTGTAAAATTCTTGCCCTTCCTTGCGGTTCTGCATTTACATATTGATTTACATGAGAAGTTGCAAACGCAGATGCACTAGAAGTAATCTGTATTTTGCCACTTACAATTGAAGGGGTAATATCAACAGTTGGATTTGAAACACTTAATGAATAAGCATATAAAGGCACAGAATCAAATGTTACTGAACTTATTGTCCAGGTTGCGTCATTTCCACCTCTAAGTAATTTTAGTGGTGACAAATCCTCATGGGTAATTATCATTGTGTCTGCTGATTGAACATAATTCATTGTGTTCAACATTGCAGCAGTAATAGTAGTGCTTAAAAAATCATTACCAGACCCATTAATATTTGTAATTTGTGTACCATCTTTTATTACTGACATTCTCTCGTGAGTAAAAACGAGCATATACGAATCATCAACACTAAATTCAAAAGGCACTAATCGAACACCATTAGCAGCAGATGCCGAACCTGAATCAGGCAACTCCATAATATGTTCTAAACCTGGCCTTCTTCTTAAACCACCTTGAGGTTGTATAACTACATTTGTTGCCTCCGATAATGCGTTTTCATATGCTGCCACATCAACTCTTGCTCTAAGGAGTGGATCAAGTTCTCCTGTCGTAAAATTGGTTTGCATATCAATGAAACGTGACATTTAAAACCTCGCATTTACTAAAGCAAAATCCTCAATTGTCTGACTTGGATTTCCTTGAGCATCCATTTGCATAGCTTGTCTTGTAAAACCACCTCTGCCATTTTCACCTGGAGTTCCACTTGCTACAATCTGCCAATAAGTAGATTTGTTTTCTTGCTCTGTAATTGGAAAAGCAAAATGCCAGGCACACATATATTTTAATAACTGAACAAAATATTCTGGCATAGCAAACTCTTCAGTTCTGAATGGATAATCAACAAAAATTGTTTCTTCATTTGTAAGCAATAAACTTCCTTGCATTTCAAAATCTTTAAATGAAGTTGGATTGATTTGGTTGGTTGTAAAAACTTGTCTTGGATTACCTAGTCGATCACCAGGCATTTGAAATTGATATCGCCACTCAGAAGTTGGAGTGGTCAGAAGTCTTGCTAATTGTATTTTTTTAAATGCAAAACTCCAAGGAAACATCATTAATGTTGTATCTCGAATATCTGGATACAAACGATCTGCAATATTTGACTCGTCTGTCCCCTCCGTAAATGACGAAATGCTCTTCGCACCTAAGAGCAAAAGAGCATCCGAACAAATCGTTACAGCTGTATCACCAGCAGCCATAATTTTCCTAAATAAATTGCTGACACCTATTTCTAGATGCCAGCGTGTTTACAAAAATTTAGTCGGTATCAGTTAAACTAATTGTTGTTCCATCAACCAAATCGACTACACCAGCACTGACTTCTGTAACAACATGAATTGTGCCTCTAGCCGATCCACCTGTATCACAAAACGAATAAACCAAATCACCAACTGTAAACACTTCATTTGCTGAATTAAAATATCCAGCTGTATTTAAAGTTGCTGCGGTATCAGTTGTTTTGTAAGTGTGGATTGCTGGTGCGTTGCCTTTCTTGCTGGCAGCAGCATTATTTAAACCATCTTTATCAAATGCCATGATTATGACTCCCTACAAGTAATTTTTACAATGCCGTCAGCATCAATTGCTTTTGCCCCAGCCGAAAACATACTTGCAACCAAGAAAGATGTTTTTTCTGGAACGTAATCAATTTTTGTTTGAACAGGCAATCCTTCAGCTAGACCGACAGAATTTTTTTGCCATACAAAGCAATCTCTATCGCTACTGCCATCTATGGGTAAACCGCCTTCATCTCTGTCACCTAAGACATAAAAATTAAATCCTAAGAAAGTATTTACCTCACCAGAAACAAGAGCCTTTACAGTATTGAAATCGCTCGAAGTGACTGAAGTTTCTGAAAGCAAACTAGCCAATGAATTTGCATGAATTGCAATGTGCCTATCAGTTGGAGGTACATTTTTTGCATCCAGTTGCTGTTTAGCATTTCTTAACTTTGCTACGTTCAAATTGGTAGCAGAACCACCAATAGAATTTGCAACAGTTAAAGATGTGCCTGAGTTAATTAACGCATCAAGAATTTCTTGATCGTGCCTTCTTCCGATTGCATTTGAAAGCACTTGTACTAATTCTCTTCTCTCATCAAAATTTACTTTTTGACTTGAAAAAATATCAGAATATTCTGCTGCAATATAATCTTTTAAGGTTGCGGTTACCTGAGAATATGTAACATTCAAAGGAACAACGTCAGTTTGCGGAATACGAGTTTGTGCAACCCCTTTTCCAATTTTTGGGAATTTGTAAGTGCTGCCCTCAACACCACTTTGGGTGCGAACACAACCTTGCAAAGTCATTGAGCCTTGATAGGCCTGATGCACTTCGGTAGAAAATAGTTCTACAAATGCACTCGATAATCCTAAAGCCATTTTAGAATCTCCACTAGGTTATTAAAATTAAATTTTTTTTTCGCTAGTGTTCCAGAAGATTCTGGGCTTGCTTGCAGTTGAGGTTTGCCAGCCTCAGGGGCGAATTATAAAGCCTCGCTATTCCTTATATCACCAAATTTAAACCAAACTTATACAAATTGCAATAGCTACTTTTGATAATTATTTAAAAAGAAAGAGGGTGACCAACCCTCTTAAAAGGAAAAATTAGTTATATCTTTGAGTAAATAATTTTTCGACTTTTATACGATAGCCTGGGTCTGTATTGTATTTTGGGTCAGCCACCATTGCTTTTAATTCTTCATCACTTGGCATACCTTCCAATGGTTGAGATTCAATTGGGATTCTGCCTTCATAAGATTCTCTAAGTTTCATTAATGCTTTTAGACCTTTGGCAGTACCACCCATAACTTTAAATTCTTCAAAATCATCAGCTGACCAAATACCCTTATCAACAAAACCTCTTGCCCAAGTGACCATTGATTCAATGTGTTGATTTGCGTTCTTGCCTAACAACTCTTTTTCTGCGTCAACATCAATGGATTGTGCTTGTTGTTCTGGTGCTAACTCTGCAAGTTTTACTCCAAGGTCAGTAACTAAATTATCAAACTGGTTTTGAGATAAATTATTATCTTTTGCAAAATTTAATAAAATATCTTTTGCTGGGTTGCCATCAACGTCATCACCTAAAGTTTCTAAAGAATATTTTTCTGGAACTTTGTGTTTTCCCTGAGAAATAATTTTTCTCATGTCATTGTAAGACTTTGACATTTGTTCGATCATCGGTTCTTGCTTTTTTTCATCCCAGAATTGTTTAGGAAAATAATCTGGAACTTCCATTTTCTCAGGCTCTTCAGCACCCTCTAAATGTGATATTTGAGTTTCATTGTTTTCTGGTTCTTTTTCAACAACCGCCTGTTCGCTATCAAGTAGTCCAGTAGTTTCTTCACTACTAGGCTCAACAGTTTCTTCTTCAGCCATTCAATGCTCTCCCTATTCGTAATTTAAGTTCTCGTACCAAATCTTTTTTACCTTCCAAAAAATATCCAGTTGAATGATCTGCACCTGGAATAAAAGAAGGGGAGTTGATTGTTCTATCAACCAACCAATCCATTAATTTTTTTCCTTCAGCAGTTCCAAAAACTCTCAAACATAATTTATCTATTTCTGGAATATCAGCAACTGTTGATTTTTCTATGTTGTCTATATCATCCCAACCAGCCATTAATTCATCCCTTCTGGAGGTACATCACCAGCCATTTGTTGCTGCTGTTGTGCTTGCATCATAACCGCCATTTGTTCAGCTTTCGCACGCTCTTCAATCATTACTGCTCTTTCTGCCGCATCATGTCGAACCTCACTTGGAACTCCTAACTTATCTCCAAGGTAATCAACTAACGCAGATTTATTAATTGCATATTCACCTTCTGCCCCCATAGGTTGGGTAAGCTGGATAAATTGAACAATAGAATTTATTTCTTCCATGTTTTGTGCCATAGCAAGTGGACTACTAGGCGAAACTTTTACCTCCAGACCATTTACTTGTAATGGTAAGTTAATCATTCCACGCTCATCCATAACCGCTAAAGTTTTATCAACAATAGGAATCATAGTTTCATTTATCAATCGGCCAAAAGCACTTCCTAAATTTTGAGAAAGTTCTTTCATCCGTTCTACAATTTCTGTTGCTGATCTTGCAGACATATTATCTGGCGGTAAACTCTCATCCAATAAAATCTGCTTAATAGACATTCGTAAATCATTAATAATTAATTGGCTTACATTAAAATCACCAGCCCTAGGAAGTGGCCTTAAACTTTCACCTTGCGATCCACCATTTCTTGCAACAGGAATAATTGCCCCTGGCACAATTTTTACTGTGTGAGGATTTAGGACACCATCATCTTGTGCTGTAAAAACAGGCATCACAGAAAGAGTTGCATTTTTTAACAACAATTCTTT